GATGAGCGCAGGCGCTGCTCTCTCAGGATGGTTCCTGACTTCTCCTGATGGTGGCACGACTTTTGAAAGCGCAACGGTTGTTCCTCCTCGCCCAGCAGATTTCGTTGTACCTCTCGATGCCACCACAGGTAACAAGGTTTACAAGACTACAGGTCTGATTAGACTTCCTGCTTTGAAGTTTAAGGTTCTAGTCCAGAATAATTCCGGGCAATCCTTTACCGCAACCGGAAATACGCTTCAGGCTGCTATCTATACGATCCAGTACTAATGACCCAATTATCACTCCGTCCTAGCTTGGCGCTGCCAAACTCAGCGCCTGGCTGGAACCCAAATCACATAGCATCAGGAGGAACTCCTAGATTTTCAGGAGTATCTATAATTCCTGGAAGCGCAGGATTTCTTAATGTTCTTAACGGACAACGTGGTGTCAGAACAGGAACCACTCCCAGCGGAGGGTACGACGGAGTAATAGGTTCTTATTTTTCAACGGGAGGTTCAGGTCAATATAGTGCTTTCGCTGGATTTGCAGGTGTTGAGCCGACAGGTCAATACACTTTTGCAGCAATAACTCGGCAATTGACTAACAGTAATAGTGCTATTTTTAGTAATGATAGTAGTGGAACGAATGGTATTTCTTTCGGAGTATCTAGCGGCAATACTTGGTTAGTGCAGTGTACTAACAATTCATCGTTTAAAACTATTCTGGGAGCTAATCGTCAAGTAGGTGTTCCGTATTTTGGTTGCATCTCATTTAACGGAACTACTACAAATGCTGTTCAAACTAACTTAATTACAGGTCAAATTCACAGCACTACTACGGCATCTGCAATAACTGTTGCAGGATCTCCGAATGGAACCTACCAAGTCGGTGCAGGTTTCACTCACGATAACAATTCTCCGATTGCTGCTGTGATGTTTTCTGGTAATTATATGTCACAAGCTGAACTTATCTATTGGGCTCAAGCTCCTTGGAGTTACTGGTATCCTGACGAAGCTACCGGAGATGAAGTCGGTTTAGCTCAAATCATAGCTGCTCTTAAAGCAGGTAATCTCATGACCATGGGTGTTGGCTAGTGGTTCTTTCTAGACTTATGCTCCATCCCCCAGTAACTGGTACTACGCCTACTGCTCTCACACAAAGGCTTGTTATCAATCCTTTCAGTGGGAATGATTATGCATTTATTAATCATTTGAAGTATGGTGATGGAATATTAAGTCCTGCAGGAACGGGTTTTCAAGACCCTACTAAACCAAGTTGGCCTCAACTTATTGATGCCCAAGGCTACCCAAATACAGATATTACCGTTCAAGCTAATCATGGCTGTGGAGGTGGATTACGACTTCCAGATGCTACTGGGTATGGAGGTCCTATATTAAATACATTATCACTATCTTTTTCTAGTAATATTGTTACTGTTCAGACTTCTGCAGCTCATACTTTTAAAGTAGGACAAGATGTAACAATAGATAGTGTTACACCAGCAGGGTATAATGGAACATTCAAAGTTCTAACTGTCCCCGATAATACCCATTTTACCTACGGACTTGCAGGGAGTAATCCCGGAACTGTAACCGTCCAAGGTCACGCCGGACAATATTATGTTGTAAGTTGGACTGGAACCGGATCGTGCAGTCTTTCCCAAGGGAATCTTGTTGTTAATTCAGCTCTCACTACTTCTGGAACTCTTAGTGGCGGGGCAACATTTACTGGCACCAATGTAAGAATTGTTTTCTCTTTTAATGTTCCTCCTAGCAGCCCTAATTTTGAGCAGATGCATCTCTGCAACTTCAATGTAGTTACTACTGGAAGTGGTGGAACTAACTTTATTACAAATCTAGCTTGGTATAGGCTGGGAGATGAACCAGATTATCTAGCTGGTAAAATTATGCGCAGAGACTTCTTAAAGCATATAGCAGCCATAAATCCTGGTTGTATACGCTTTATGGGGACTCAAGGATTTTCTACAGACGGTCAAATTCGTTGGGAACACAGAGCTACTCCAGATAATGCTGGATGGGGCGGTGGATTTGGCATGAATTGGTTGACTTCTCCTAAATATAATGCAGCTACCCAGGTAAATAATGATTATTCTTTAGCTGCTGTTACTACAGGAACTCTTCAAACTCCGGGGGCAATGCAACACGGAGAACGCTGTACGTTTTTAAATACAGTTACGACTACAAGACCTATAAATTTAACAACCACAGGTGTTACTAGTTTTGCTGTTTTAGATGGAGTTACTGTGCAAGTAACTACGGTTGCAGCACATAATCAATTAGTCGGAGATAAGATTTATATTAGCATGCCTAATGGCATGACTAAATTACATAAGTATGTAGCAACTATTTCAGCCGTACCTAGTTCTACTACATTTAATTTTACAGTTCCTAGTACTGCTGGATACCCAGCTTACAATGGAACTAGTATGCGGTTGCAAAACTATATCAGTTTGAATGTAGGCGGTCGTGGAGCTTTCCCTGTATTAGGTCCAGATGGTTCAGATGGGTCTCAGAATGCAACTGGAGGTATAGGTTCTGGCTACCAGCATATGTTTTTCGATAAGTGGACAGGTGTTACAGATGGTAATGGTAACTACGTCTATGGTGTATGGTGTAATGGCTTAAGTCATTCAGGATCACCTATCGAGGTCTTGGTTAAGTATATTAATGAATTGATGGCTTATTACGATAATCAAGGCATTTCTAAACCTACCCATATGTGGATAAACGTACCTCCATTTGGTTTGTCTTCCATGGACCCTGACTATAGACCTGGTTCTAATTATGCAATTAATATGGTTAACACCATTCTTAATGGTTCTACTATAAATGGGGTAACTTGGCCAGGATTAGATTCCAGATGTACTTTATTTGTAGAAAAGGGCAATGAGTGGTGGAATACTGCTGGCCCCGGTTTCTGGTGCAATAATAACGCGGCTAATAAATCTCTTTTAAGATGGCCTTCTTTACCTAGCGGTCAATTAGCTTGGTCTACTCTACTAGCCTCTGTTAATGGTAATGATCTTAAGACAGCCTTCCCCGGTAATACTAGAGTCCAGATAGTTCAAGCTGGGTGGTTTAATAACGCAGGAGCTACTTTAGCATCTTCCTCAGGTAATAATAATCAACGACTAATGGCTGGAAATAACACAGCTATTATTCTTACAGACCCTCTTTGGCCAGTACCTGGTAAACTTCCTAAAGATTTTTTTGATTGTTTTGCTATTGCTCCTTATCTAAATAATAATGGGACATACTATGGAAATACTGTCTCAGGTCTTAGAAATGATGCTGCTAAATATTTTGGAACAGATAATTCAGGAACTCTAACTTTCACTATGGATAATGGTGGAATATCTTCTAAAACAGTAAACATAACAGCGCCTTCTTCCACCATAGTTCCTATGCAGACGTTTGTTTATTCAGGATCTCCTACTAACCCTCCTTTAACAATTACAATGCAATTGTCCGGTACACCTGGGGGAGCGGGTTCTTATTATCTTTCTTCGGCTGTAGCAGCAAGTTCTTTAGCTTGCACCTCTACCGCAGGAGGTGGAAATTATATAGGTTTCCCAGATACTGCTACTTCTGTAACGAATTTCTTTAATACTTTTGACACAGCTAACGCAAATAGTCCAGTAGCCGGTGGACCTAGTGCACAAATATCAAACCATGCAACTTATTGTGCAACCATAGGCTTAAAGTTGGTTGAATACGAAGGCGGTCCAGATTGGACGTATTCAGGTAATCCCGGGGGCACTCAAAATATGTCTTTAGCAGACGGTGCTTTCATGAATGCGATTGTAGATAGTCCTCAATTTTTTACTAGGTATATGATTTACTTACAGAATTGGAATGCTAATTCTAATCATTTCATGCCTGCTATTTTAACACTGGTTAATTTTAGATGGCAGTGGAGTACCATATCTAATCAGAATTGGCTTAATGCAGGACAATCTAACGTAGGTGTGGACCCTTATGCCAATGGTATTGAAAACGGTGGTTTCAGTTTTGGGTATGCAGGTTTAGGCACGTTTAACTCTAATTATACATGAAGAAATCTGATCTGCAGATAGCTAGAGATGAAAAACGTAAGCAAGCTGAGCAAGACTTAGAATATTTCATTACTCTTGTTCACCCCAAACGTATGCTTGGAAATATCCACCGTGAGGTGATATCATGGTGGACTTCAAGCAATGCCAAGAACCATCAACTGCTTCTTCTTCCTCGCTACCACATGAAGAGTGCTTTGATTGCTTACCGTTGTGCCTGGGAACTTACTAAAGACCCTACACTACGGATACTGTATATCTCTTCGACTTCTAATCTTGCTACTAAGCAATTGAAGTTCATGAAGGATATTCTTACTTCCGATACTTATCGACTATATTGGCCGTCTATGGTTGAGAAGGAAGAAGCTAAGCGCGAGAAGTGGACGGAACGGGAAATATCCATTGACCACCCAAAACGACGGGAAGAGTCAATCCGCGACCCAAGTATATTCACTGCAGGGCTTACTTCGAATATTGTGGGTATGCATTGTGATATCGCTGTACTTGATGACGTCGTGGTGTCGAATAATGCTTACCTTGAAGATGGCAGGGAGAAAGTTAGGGACCAGTATTCGCTCCTTTCTTCGATTGAAACAGTAAACGCAAAGGAATGGGTCGTCGGCACCCGTTACCATCCCAAGGACCTATACGCTTCATTAGCCGAGATGGAGATAGATAGCTACGATCAACATGGTAATAAAAAGCAAGAAGAAGACCGACAACTCTTTGATGTTAAAGAATATCCTGTCGAAACTGCAGGAGATGGTACAGGAGAATACCTCTGGCCAAGAAGTCAGCGATCAGACGGAAAGTGGTTTGGATTTAACCAAGAAGTCCTTGACACCAAGCGAAGTCAGTACCTCAACAAAGTCCACTTCCGAGCCCAGTACTACAACGATCCCCACGATATCGACAGTTCCCCAATCCAACGGGATTTATTCCAGTACTACGATCAAAATTATATCTCCAAGCGGGACTACACTTGGTATTTTAAACGTGAACGACTCAACGTCGTCGCAGCTGTGGACTTTGCATACTCCACCGGAAAAAAGAGTGACTTTACGTCAATTATCGTCGTCGGAGTCGATGGAGTAAACAATTACTATATCCTTGAGATCGACAGGTTTAAAACTGATAAAATCTCTGATTACTTCGCACGAATACTCAAGTTATATGAAAAGTGGGGATTTAGAAAGATACGATGCGAGGTCTCGGTTGCTCAACAAGTTATCGTTAAAGACCTTAAAGAGAATTATATACGTCCTCACGGGCTATCGCTTACGGTAGATGAGTTTCGTCCTAGCCGTTGGCAAGGTTCTAAAGAAGAACGCATCATGGCTGTTCTTGAACCTAAGTATGCCAACAGGCAGATATGGCATTACCAAGGCGGTAACACCCAAGTTCTTGAAGAAGAATTGATTTATCAAAACCCTGCACACGATGACGTCAAAGACGCACTAGCTTCTGCAATAGACTTCGCAGTAGCTCCGATGAACGTATTTGCAATGAAGAAGATATTAGAACCTACTATGCAGTATAACAATAGATTTGGCGGCTTTTAGTGACTGGCAAGGTCTTAGAACTAGAAAATATCCTTTCTCCTGACTTGTTAGCTACTAGGCTTACTGAACGATGGATTGCATGGGATACTCTTCGGAATAACTGGAAAGTCGATAAAGAAGAGATACGGAGGTATGTCTATGCGACAGATACGTCACAGACTACTAATAGTAACAATCCTTGGAAAAACCGTACTACGATACCTAAGCTCTGCCAAATCAGGGATAATCTCTACAGTAACTACACTGCGACGTTATTTCCGAAACGTAAGTGGCTAGTATGGGAAGCCAATGAACAAGACGCTAATGAAGTAGCTAAGAGAGATTCTATTGTTAATTATATGTCTTGGTGCATTGAGCAGCCTACCTTTAAGCATGAGATTGATAAAATCATTCTTGATTACATCGACTTCGGGAATTGCTTCGCTACTGTCGAATGGGTAGATAACCGAGTTCAACAGCCCGGTATGACACAGGCAGGATACCTCGGTCCTGCTATTCGCCGTATCAATCCATTAGATATGGTGATGAACCCAACAGCCGAAGACTATATGTCTTCCCCGAAATTCATTCGTAGCATCGTCTCGATGGGTGAGCTGCGTGATCATCTTGAGAAAATGAGCAATGATGAGAATAGAGCAGAATACGAAGAGTTATACAATTATCTCCGAAAGGTACGTCTACACGCACGAACCTTTCAAGGCGATTGGTCTCAGCGAGATCGCTTATACGCTATGGATGGCTTCAGTTCTTTCCGTGCTTATCTGTTGTCTGATTACTGTGAGGTTCTGACATATTACGGAGATTGGTACGACCATTATACAGACGAGTTTCAAAAGAATAGGGTTATTACTGTCGTCGATAGGCATAAGCTTATTGGCAACAAGCCTAATCCTTCCTTCTTCGGACAACCTCCGATTTATCACGTGCCTTGGCGGAAACGACAGGATAATCTATGGGGCATGGGGCCGCTGGATAATCTCATCGGGATGCAATATCGGCTAGATCACCTTGAGAACATGGCTGCTGATATCTGGGATTTCTCTGGATACCCAGTTCAGAAGGTAAAGGGATTTGTCGAAGATTATGTATGGCAGCCAGGCGAGAAGATATTCACTTCAGAAGAAGGTGATGTCGAAGTAGTCCAGCCTAACATTTCAGTGATGCAATCTGAGTCTAAGATGGCCATGTTAACTGAGACTATGGAGAAGATGGCAGGTGCTCCTGGAGAAGCTATGGGCTTCCGTTCTCCCGGTGAGAAAACCAAGTACGAAGTCCAGCGTCTTGAGAATGCCTCTGCACGTATCTTCCAGAATAAGATCAATCAATTCGAAGAACAGATGGTAGAGCCGTTGCTTAATGCAATGCTAGAGCTTGCTAGACGAAACCTCACAGGTGCTCTCACAATTAAGGTGTTTGATGACGAACTTAAGACAGCTTCCTTCGAAACCCTTACGGTTGAGGACATTACAGGCGTGGGCAGGATCAAACCTATTGCCGCTAGGCATTTCGCCGAGCAAGCCGAACTGGTCCAAAATCTCACAAGCCTTACAGGCTCTGGATTATGGCAGACCGTCGCACCTCACTTCTCAGGCATCAAGCTTGCAAAGATACTAGAGAATGTCTTCGATTTGACTGACTACGAAGTCGTTCTACCATTCGTTGCTCTAGCTGAACAAGCAGAAGGTCAGAGCCAGATACAGGCATTGACTGAGCAGCTTCATCAACAGATGACGACAGCTACCGGAATGGGTGAAGACTACGACGTCAATCCTCAGACTGGACAGCCAGCATCTCCTCCTCCGCCTCCTGGGCCTAAAGGAGGAACTATGGGTCTTCAAAGAAATCCTCCCGCTAACGCAACTCCGACCGGAACATTAGGAACACAGTAATGGCAATGTCAATAGCTAAGAAAGCCGATATGGCTCGCGATAAGAAACTTGGTATCAAAGAAGGTTCCAAGAAAGATAAGAAGAAAGACAAGAAGGTAAAGGGTTATTAATGCCTGACTACCCTACACAAGGAACTCCGCAAGACCCTGCAGATCATCCTGCTACAAATATGCCTTCAGCTACACAAGATTATTGGGCAGACAAGCCACCTTCAGAACGTCCAGCTAAACCTCATAAATCTAATATCCCGGAGTATGACCCTCATCTGCATGACGCCGATCCGTGGAATGCTCCGTTTCAACCAGGAAACACTTAATGATAACTGCTTGGACCAAGCACTTACCAGAAGATCAAAAAGAGAAATTTAAATCAGAAGTATTAGGTTCTAAAAGAGTCTTAAATCGTCTCCAAGCTATTATAAATGAAATGAAAGAAGACGCAGATAAGTCCGAACTTGATACTCGAATTTACGAAGTCCCTAACTGGGATTACCGCCAAGCAGACACTAACGGTTTCAAAAGAGCACTAAAGCTCGTGTCTAAAATAATTAACCTAGACCCAGAGGTAAAATGAACTTACTAGAAGACCCGGTAGACCAGCCGGATGAAAGAGAAGCTATTCTTAATAAGTGGAAAGACAAACCATTAGAAGAACTTCTCAAAGCAAAGGTAGACTCCGATCTCTACATTAAAACACTAGAACGTCAGAAGGATGAACTCCGTAACGACTATCTATCCCAGAGAGAGGAACTCCTAGCTAAACAGAAATTTGAAGAACTCATCGACCGATATGAGAAAGCACCAAAAGACTTGCAAGAGCATACCCCGCCAAAAGAAGTCGAAACTCCAAGGTATGATCCTAAAGAAATTGAACAACTGGTTCTTAATAAGATTCAGGAAACTGAGTCCCTTAAGAAACAGACGGACAACTTCAATAAGGTTCAGACTAAACTCCAAGAACGCTTTGGTAATAACTACAGCAGCGTTCTTAAGGAACAACAGAACACACTAGGTCTATCTGACAGTGAAATCAACGATCTCGCTAAGAAATCTCCCGAAGCCTTCTTTAGGATTATGGGTTTGAACGAACAGCAAAATCGAGAATCCTTTCAGACACCTCTTCGCAGTAACCAGAGAAACGACCAGTTCTCCCCAAAGGTTCAGAAGCGAGATTGGAACTTCTATCAAGAAATGAAAAAGAGTGACCCAAGAGTGTATCTCGATCCTAAAATTCAAGTCCAAATGCATAACGACGCCCAAGAATTAGGTGCCGCTTTCTTTGGATAAACGTAACTTAACCTAAGGAATTTCATTAATGGCCGGTTTTACCGACTCCACTAATCAAACTCTGATTAGGACTAATCTTTGGTCGCGTCAGATCAAGGAATTGCTCCTAGACGAGTTGAATGCGATGAAATTTGTCAAGGTTCTTTCCGACTTCCCAGATGGCTATACTCTGAATATCCCGTCGATTGGTGAAGCTGAGACTGCTGATTACGTCGAAGGTCAGGCCGTGAAATACAACCAGTTCGATACTGGTAACTTCACGTTCTCCTTTGATACGTATAAGTACTCTGCTAACGCAATCTCCGAGAAGTTCAAGCGGGATAGTTTCTATGCCCAGGATGTTATCGCGGCTTTTGTGCCCCGTCAGCATCGTGCGCTTATGGAAGCGGTTGAAACCAACATCTTTGCCAAAGGCAATGCTGGACAAGCTCCATCAAATAGTAACGTAATCAACACTGCTTCCCACCGTTGGGTAGGAAGTGGAACTGGTCAGAGCATCACTCTGGCTGACTTCCAGAAGGCTCAGTACGCCCTCACTAAGGCTAACGTCCCTATGACGAACCTCTGTGCGGTGGTTGATCCTTCCGTTGCTTACACTCTCGCGACCCAAGCTAACCTCGTCAACCTGTTGTCGCCAATGCCCATGTGGGGATCGGTGGTTAACGACGGTATTATGACTGGATTTAAATTCAAGTTTAATATCTTCGGCTTTGACATCTACACCAGCAATTACCTCCCGGCGATTGCTTCTGAGACTGTCAACTCGATCACAGTGACGACTGGTGTGGCTAACTTCTTCTTCTCTGCAACCCCTGGTGACACTACACCTTGGATTGGTGGCTTCCGCCAGCAGCCCACTGTGTACAGTGAATTCAATAAGGACCTGCAGCAGGAAGAGTATCTCACCATAGCTGAGTGGGGCTTCAAGCTCTACCGCCCTGAGAACATGGTCATTATTCTCACCGCAACCGGCGTCGTGCCAGTTTAAGAAAGGAATAATATTATGGTTGGTGGTTCATGGCTTGATCCGGATGGCCTGTATAGGCAGTTCGGAACCCAGAAAGCCGTTCCCGAAGTCGGTGGTGACTTTCTATCTTACGGTGCAAACCGTCTGATCGAAGTCCGCATTGACCTCACTAAACTTACAAGCACGGCTGCTATCCAGTCGAATACGCTGTTCTTCCCGTCGCCTCCGTCGGGTCAGCTGTATATCGAGTCGGTAGAAGTCGTTGTCGAAACTGCTTCGACAGGTGGTACTTCGTTCTCGGCTGGTCTTATCCAGTCGGATCGTTCTACTATCCCGTCGAACTACAGCACTGCTTTCGTCAACGCGCTTGTTAACGCCTCTACTAACGCAGTTGGTGACAAACTCACTCTAACTGCTGGCAGCACGTCTGCTGGTGGTCTGATTGGTTCGTCTCCTGCTAACGCTACTGGTCCTTATTACATTACGGCTCTGTCGAGTGGTACGTACACTGCAGGACTCGTCGTCCTCCGTGTCAACTACCACGGTATTGGTACTATCTCTCAGTAATGGTTATGGGGAGGCGGATGCGGCGTAAAACCTCTACCCGGCTCCCCATTTCTATAAGGAAAACAAATGGCTATTACTTCTCCAATTCTGAATGAAGCTGGCAATCAGGCGGTGCTTGATGGCGTCCAGTTGGCATTCGATA